GCCCGGCCGCGCAACGTCAGGCCCGCACGAAGTGTCAGGCGCCCTTTCTGTTCACTGTCGAATACGTCAATCGGACCGTACTCATATTGCATCGAATAGGCACTCGGCCGTTCGTAGCCGATGGACACATCGAGCGCGCGATTGATCTTGAAATTGAATAGGTACGGATCGGTATTCCAAGCGGGATCGAACCATTGAGGCTCAGCGTCGTCGATCTGGAAACGGATCGTTGAGGTTGCGACAGCGTCTGTGATGTTGCCCATCGTGGGTGACTCGAGGATGCGAGCCACGCGAAGCGGTGTGATCCGACTGCCGTCGCCCCACGTACCGGCAGGGGCGCTTGCAAATTCAATGGTGTCGGTCCCGAGATTGACTGCCGACACTTGCAAGATTTCGTAGGCGCCAGGATCTTTGCCGAACACCAGGGCAAGCGACAGCGAACGGAACTCGCGCAGCGCCAGGGTGCCGGCCGGGAACACCAACGTCAGCCCGAGCGTTTCGGTCAGATGGTATTGCTCATGCCACATGGGCATCAGGAATTGATTCTTGCCGATGCTGCTCAAGAACACGTCCAGACGCGAGCGCAACGTCTTCTGACGAAGAAACGTCGCTTCGATCGAACGGCGCGGGATCACACGAAGGCTGCGCCGCTGTTCGCTGTCAGTCTCACTGGACAGCACTTCGGTCGAATAGGTGACGCGTTCGTTCAGACCCTGTTTCCAGTTGGGAAGGAACGAGAAGACCGGCAGGCGCAAGCGTCGATCGCCAGCATCCGGCACATCTGCGTCGAGCACGGGGACGGTGTCGAATACCCACGAACTTGCCTCGCTGGCATACACCAACTTGTCCTGACGCCACAACGAGAATGCCACCCAGCATTCAGCAGGCGCCAGGGAAAGATTCGACAAGAGGATGTCGATCCGTTGCCGGCCACGGGGCAAGTGCACCAACGCGACCTGAGATCCGGAATCCCGCTTCGTATAGAAGAACACCCGTGGATTGTTCTGAGTGATCGACGTTGCCCATGAACTCGCTTGGACAGCAACCACGCGCAGGAGGTATTCACCACCCTCGAGGTCAGCCCAGGTTGTCAGGTAGAAGTTCGTTCGTGCCGGCGCCTCATCGATCGGATCGTGCACAGCAAGTGCCTTCTCCCCGTAGATCGCAAGCGTGTCATACGGGGGAGGTACGTCGAATTCAAAGACTGGGGTAGCGGCCACGGGTCAACCCTTCAACATCTGCCGCACGGTTGCAACGTTGCGTTGGAGCTGCACAACCCACACAGCATCGCCCTCGGGGCTGTTCATAGCTTCTGGGATACGACTGCGATCATCGACCAACACGAACTTGTTGCCCGTCTGTTGGCTTGCCGCTGGCGTGCCGCCACCGTTCATGATGTTGCGCGGGCTGTCAGCCGTAAGAACCTCTTCGTTCTTGTGCAGGATCGTCGCGTATTCGTCCGACGACAGGCCGGCAATGCCGCCCGCCTGATACCGCGGTGCGTTCGCAAACAGCAGCGGGCTGACACGCTTGGTCTGCGGAGCCGGCTGACCGACCACGCCACCAAGCCGGCGCGAGCCGACCGACGCAGCGCCAGCCGTGCCGATCGCCTGCAGATAGATGTTGCCCGACTTCTTCAGTGCATTGAAGATCGCGAGCTTGATGATCATGACCGCGATCTCTTGCAGGAACTGTGCAGCGAACATCCCGAACGAACGGGCAATGTTGTCGAAGCCGTCCGACACAGACTGCTGACCGTCGAGCACCTTGCCGAGATTTTCGAATACAGAATTGAGCCCGGTGTCGATCGCTTGCACTGCGCCGCTGACTGCCTTGCTTTCGAGCGCACTGAATTCCTTGCGCACCTGGGCCACGCGTGCGATGGTGGCATCGAGGTTCGCCAAGAAGATTTGAAACTCAACCGGGTTGTTGAAGACAGCAGAGTTCGCAATCGCCCACTCGCGCGTGGCCGCTGCAGCCGCCAGGATGCCCGGCAGTGCCTCTGCATTGATCGCGTTGATACGTTCTGCTGCCTGAACGTCAGTGAGGGCATCTGCGCCCGTTCCTGACTCTTGCTGAGCCCGCACCGCAGCGATCTTGGCGTCACGCGCCTCAACCGACTTGGTGTAATTCTTTTCAAGCTCGGTCAGGTCTTCTTTGGCGATCTTCAACCGCTCGAGCCGTTGGGCCTCGAGAATGTAGAGTTCAAGCCGCTTCTCTTGCGCGTCCGTTGATGCGGTGTCCTGCCCGTTGGCCAACAGCCGTTCGCGATCCCCTTGGATCTTCAACGCAGTGTCTTGCACCGACGTGCGGATGGCATCGAGCCGGGCCTGATCGCTGCTGCGCTTGTTGCGGCCCACCGATGCGTCCAACTGGTCGAGCTTGGCGTTGAGTGCCTGCTGTTCCTTCAGTTGCTTGTCGTTGAAGTCGCGCGTGACTTCGATCTTCCGTTCGGCCACTTGGCGACGGAACGCGATCATGAAGTCTTTGCCGGCCGCGCCCCCAAGCTCAGCGATGCGCCGACCGAGATCAGCGAACTGCTCATCGACAGCCGACAGCAATGAATCGAGCGAGTCCTCTTGCTTCTTGAAGGTCTGAGCCTTCATCTGCTCGAGAGCCTTCGTGATCGCTTCGATCTCGGTCTGACGCTTCTTCGCTGCAGCCCCGTCGTCACCAGTGAGCGAACTCGGCCGCACCTTCAGCGGCTGGTCGCGATAGAAACGGTTGTCACTCGGGTCGCGAACAGTCTTCGCCTTGAAGTTGAGTTTCAATTCCTCATCTTCTTGGGCGCGGCGCAGATCCTCGATCTCTTTCAGATCGGAAGACATCTTGTCGCGCAGAGCCTTGACCGTACCAGACACACCGCTGCTGTATTTCAGCGTCAGTTCGTCGAGTGCCTTGCCGATGCTGGAAGACATTGCGTCGAGCCCAATGCCCTTCGCAGTGACTTGAATAATCTTGAGGAATGTCCGGAAGTAGACAGTCGCCTCGTTGATCAACTTCTTGAATGCATCGCCGGCCAGTTGTGGGAATCGCTCCCAAAACTCAGCCGCAGCCGTGGTCAGAATGACCCACATCTTTTGGAATGTCGCAACCATGTCGATGCTGAAGAGTCGCACCGCACTGGATTGGTCGCGCAGGTAGGCCCCGAAGGTGTAGCTCGCAACGGCAACTGCCCCCAGGATCGACACCAAGCGAGTGACGGCAATGACAAGCCCGCCCACGCCAGCAGCGGCACCCGCCAGGGCAGGGGTGAACAACGTGGCAGCAACGCCCGCCGTTTGGAATGCCACCCCGAGCCCAACAATCGCAGTGCCAGCGCGAGCAATGACACTCGACGCGACAATGCTCGCAAACGTGATTGCAAGCGCAGCGATTGCGTCTTTGTATTCAACTGCCCATGACACGGTCTTGACGAACGCAGTCCCGATGTCGCTCAACGCCTTCGCGAACTCTTTGCCGTCAGCCGATTTGAAATACTCGGTCAACTGCTTCAGCAGCGCGATGTAGGCATCAGCGAAGCCCGCTTCGGCAATCTGTTGCTTGAAGAACAGAACCGAGTTGTTGAATCGCTGTTGCTCTGCGTCCAGGGACTTGATCGACGTAGCCAAGCCACCTTGTGCCGCCTTGCGCACAGACTCGGCAATCAGCAGCATGTTTTCTGCGCCGACCTTACCCTCTTCAAGAGCCTTGTTCAGATCGGGGAACTTGTCTTTCAATGCCTGCTGTGCGAATGCAAAGGCACCCGGCAGACGCTCGCCGATCTGCTGACGCAATTCTTCGGCCTGAATTTTGCCCTTGGAGAATGACTGCCCGATCGCATTGAACAGACCATTCAATTCGTCAGGCGTCAGGCGAATGACCCGCGCCACTTCGGAGAAGGCTTCGAAGATGAATTGCGTTTCCTGAACGCCCGCCCCACTCTTGATCGCAGCGGCCGAAAACTTGGCAAAGCCCTTGCTGCCCTGTTCGAATGAAATGCCAAGCCGATCGGTCTGATCGCGGATGTATTGGATCTGGCGCCCGATGTCATCGTCGGTTCCACCGAATGCGAACTTGAGCGTGCTCTGCAGACCTTGGGCCTGACTGAACGCCTTGAGTGAATCGGCAGCAAGGCTGATGGCGCCTTGGACACCCACGTAGGCAGCAACAAGCGCAGGATCTCCCCGCGGATGCGCTGGGCCAGGGACAGCGTCGTGCGCCCCTCATCCCTGAAGATCGAGAACGACTTGCCCGACTTCGCGACCGCTTCACCGTTCTGCACCGCAGCGCCGGTCAGCGACTTCATGGCACCCGTGGCCTGTTGAACAGACGACACGATGCGTGTTTCGGCCGCAGCAAGGTTGTTCGTTTCGATTCCGGTGGATCGCAGCGACTCGCGCAGTTGCCGCGTCGTCACCGTCTGTTCGTTCATAGCCTTCGCTGCTTGGCGCAAACGAATCTGAGCTTCGGCCAGGGGCTTCGTGAACTGCAGGCCGGCGTCACCACCCTGACGCACCGCGGCTGCGTATTGGTTGACCTGGGCGCGAGCGGAAGCGAACTCCGTGCGGGCATCCCGCAGAACGGAAATTTGCTTCTTAAAGCTGTCGATGAGGCCAGCCTGCCCCTGTAGAGCCTTCTGCGCGTCCGACAGTGCCTTGAACTGTTCTGAATAGTTCTTGACCGGCCCGCCAGCGGTAGCAATCGAACGGCTCAGCGTTTGGATCTCAGATTCAACACCGGCCAGGGTTTCACGACTCTTGGCAGCGGGGTTGATGATTCCATTGATTGCATCGCGAAGGCTGACCACCTTCGGCCGCAGATCCTGCGAAGCACGGGCGAGCGTGCTCAGTTGCTTCGATGCAAGTTGCGCATCGTCTGCAGTCTTGCGAAGCCCTGCATCCTGCAAAGTTCGCTGATTGGATTGGTCACTGCCGACCCGGGCGTCGAGTTCGTTGCCTTGCTGCAGGCGTGCGAGTTTCGTAGCCGCCTCGAGCCGGGCTTGCTCGCGACCGAGAAGATCGTCTTTTTCATTGCCTTGCTGCAGGCGTGCAAGTTTAGCTTGGTCAGCAGCAAGACGCGCAGCCGCAGCCATGCGGGCTTGCTCTCGCCCGGTGAACGCGTCGAGTTCGTTGCCCTGCTGAAGCCGATTCAGCTTGGCTTGGTCAGCAGCAAGGCGCGCAGCAGCGGCACGCGCATCGTTGATGTTCGTCGAGTAGTCAACGAGTTCCTTGTTCGTGCGATTGAGCGCAACGGCTGCACGCCCCTGCTCAACGACGATCAGGCGTTGTGCTTCAGCAAGATTGGTGGTGTCGACCCCAGCCGCCTTGAGCGCAGCCGACGCAGTTGCCACGTCGTTGCGGTACTGCTCGAGCCGCTTGCTGGCAGCATCGTAGGAATCGGTGAGACTCTTGAGCCGGTCAGCCTGCTTCTTGCTGACATCGGTCCCGAGAGTCTTTTGGAAAGCCTCGAGCTTTTCCCGGGCCTTGTCGGTGGCAACTGCTTGGGACTTCAGTTGCTTTTCGAATGTCTGCAGCTTGGCAATGACATCCGATCGCCCGCCGAGTTCTTCTTGGACAGCCTTCAGCGCAAGCTGCGCTGCCTTCAGACCGTCGATTGAATTCTCGCCACGCTTTGCAGCGGCAGATTGCTTGTCGATCGCTTCTTCAAGGTCCGTGATGGACTTGGCAATCGATGCGAACTCGCGGCCACCTTTGAGCTTGGCCTGAATCAGCAGTTCAACGGTCTTTTGGTCAATCACTTTCGTCCATCCCCTTCAGTTCCGCGACCAGTTTCTTTCCGGCTTTGGCACTGAACATTGAGCCTATGACCATCTGCATCAACGAGGCGTCGAGTTTGCGGCGGGCCGCTTGCCGTTGACGAACGATGCGAGCTTCAGACCAGACTACCGCTATGGGGTATTGACGTGCGAACTGATGTCCTTCCGATAGCAATAGACTCACCTCGCGGCGAAGACCAAGGTAGAACCGGATTACCCGATTCTCTTCTTGATCGTCGAGAGTGCCTGTTTCCCCGGTTCGGTCTTCAGGAGAGCCGCGAGCATCCCCCACCCTTTTCCCACGCCACCCACCTCCGCAAAGGTGAGTTCGCAAATCTCCATCAAGGACTTGACTTGCAAAGGCCCAGGCAACTTCGCAGCATCGGACGCATCCCCCTCACCGGCCGCGACGGCAATGATGTTCGCAGCGAGCCCCGGCATCTGCGACACAACCGACAACACGATCGGTTGCAACGCATTTACGTCGAATGAATTGCCGACCTTGAACAGATCGGCAATCGCGTCGAGATCCGGGAAGTGCTCGCGAATGAGCACCGCAAGACTGGACAGCGACAACCCTTGAACTTGAAAAGAGTTGCCGCGCCCGAGCGGAATATCGCGAACCTCGGGCGTGTAGCCGGCAAGAGGCATGCGTGTCCCCGATTAGGTTGCCGTCGCCCGGCCGTTGACGTACACGGCTTCGATGTTGGTCGCCTTGCGCAGCACTTCGAAGGCGAACGTCATCGACTGCCAGTCGTCGCCCTTCAGGTTGAAGTCGCCATCGGGGGTGAGCTTGACGTAAGGCCACAGGTAATCGCGATTCGCACCCTTGGGGTTGTCGGCCACGAAGTGCAGCGAACCGTAGATCGAATCCGAACTGGACACGACTTCGGTGCGCGTTGCCGCAACCATGTTGTATGTCACCTGAATATCGGTGTTGTCGGGAATGTCGGTCGCAGCCGGCAGGATGTAGATGCGGGCGAGTTCTTCGTCCACTTCCCAGTTGCCGGAAGCCGCCACGCTTGTGCTGTAGCTCGCGCCCTTGCCAACCGCAACGCTCGCCACCTTGCGCACGCCAGCCGGCAGCGAAGTCGTTTCGCCGATCTGATAGAACAGCCCACGCTTGGCCCCCAGGATCACGTAAGTCGCAGCCGTCGCAACTGCTTGCGGACCGTTTCGCTGGCTGACTCGCTCGCTGGGC